CTATAGCGGCAGCTGAGGATATACCTAGAGCAGTAGCGGAAGTCCTGCCAAATTCTTCTATCTGTGCAGATCCTTTGCCAAATACTACGCTGGCTTTAGATACAGCTTCTTCTAAATTGGAAGCGGCTAATACTGAGGCTTTACCGAACTGAGCTATTTTGCGAGTGCTAAGAGCAAGGCCTAAAGTTACCGCTAAGCTTTTTAGGCTTTTAGTTAGCTTTTGAGTAGATGTCTCAGCTTGCTTGAATCCTTTGCCTTGAAATTCCGAGACTATAGGAATAACAACGGTCACTTGGTCACCGCCTTAAATTGTTTTGTAGCTTGATCTATTGCTTTAAGAACTGCATCTTGGGCTTTGCCTTCGTCATCATGAAGGGCTTTATACATCAAACGGCCACGCTGTTTAGCACCTTTGCCCACTTGCTTTAGGCCGCCATATTCTTGGTTTAATTCTTGAATAAATTGAGCGCCAGCTCTAGGGTTATTAGATTGGCTTTCAGGATCACCGTTAGGATGTTTTCTTCCAGCTGTTTCTACTATAGCACCTATAGCTGATTTATTAAGCAAAGAATAAGCGGCAGTAAATCCAGATCTATTTTTCTTTTTTCTAGCTAAAGTGTAGGTCAATCCTTTACGAATAACACTTGAGTTATATACCGGAAAGGCTCTTGATCTGCTCGTTCGGCTAACTCTTTCCGTGCCTGTGTCCATGGCTCCAGAGATAAAATCCTGTTTAACATCTCGCTTAGCTTCATTAGATACACTCTTTAGGGCTGTGCCTATCTCTTTATTCATGGACTTAAATAAGTCCGGATCATATTTACGCAAGGCTTTTTTAAGATTATCTACGCCTCTTACCTCGACTGGCATTATCTAACCTCTTAGCCTTCTCTTTCATATAGGCTAGGATGGCTCTAAATAATCTCTCATCCATCTGTAGCCATTCGCTGGGTGGGATCCCGGTCTCTACTGCTAGTTGAGCTAGTAAATAGGTTACGGAATCCTTTTCTATTTTGGGAAGTTATCCTCAACTACCTCAACGCTTGCGAGAGTTTCTACGAACTCGGAGCCGAAAGGTTTTACAGTAGTGCCTGATCGTCTAATACATTCCCAAGCCAGCCAGTAAAGGTCACTCTGTTGTTCACGATCTCTAAAGGCCTTATGAAAGCCTATGTTATGCGTGACTTCAAAAGCGAACTCTACGGCTGGCGTTATCCTATGTTCAGTTGTCGTACCATCGGTTAGGGTAATCTTGAGGCTCGGCATGGTTGATCTCCTTAGAAGGTTCCTGTGTCTGCTACTGCAATAGTACCATTTACAGTAAAGGTTAGATCCATTGTAGCTAGATCAGCGCTTGAACCGTTGACATCTTGAAGATTGTTAATAAGGCATGACATGGTGTATAGCGGGTTTGTTGCGCTAACTGCTGTGCCTTTTTCTTGAATGATTACTACGGTTACAGTTGTACCGTATGCAGCTTGCAGCGTAGGCAATACCTTAGCTGTTGCCGCATCGTTAAGCATAGAGATAGTAAGCGTTGAGGCTTCTAATCCCTTTACGAACTTATGACCGAGATCTCCGAGTGCTGTCACTTCTAGCTCATCGAAGCCGCGGTTGATGGTTAAAGCTGTTACATACTCAGTTAAATCAACTGTAGCGATTTTTAGGCCAGCTTTGTTTAATGAAATTGCCATCTAACTATTCCTCGTCTTTCTTGGTTTGTTTTGGGGTGTCTTTAATCTGGCCTACTTTTTTAAGCCAATTTTGATCCTTGCTAGGTAGATCTTCCATGTTAACTCCAACTCGATAGGATAGATACTTCAACATCACAGGCTAGGAAGTCACCGGATGATGCGTTCATAACGGCTGGGCTTGCTACCTGTGAGATATTATATTTAAGGGTTGAGGCTGCTAGTTTGCTAAATAATTCTAAGATGTAATCTTCCATGCCGTTTAGATTGCCTTGGTTATCAAATAATGGCTTAATCAAAGTGATCTTAAAATTAACCATAGGAGCTACGGTAATGAAAGCGTTATTTGATGGGACAATATAAGGATCGCTAGGCGAGATAACGCAACTATTGGCTATCGGTGTGGCAGGTGGAAAGGAAAAGACCGACCACACCGAAGCGCTAGTTAGTGCGGTTGCTAACGTTCCTCGTAGTGTAGTTACTGCGCTCATCCTACGAGACCGCCGGGGTGAAGATAATCAGCTAAGAGGCCTCGTACCCTAGCCATGAGAGTATTTCCCATGCGGTAAGGGCTTGGCTGAAAGTCTGGAGATATCCCGCCTGTAGCTGACATCTGGCGAGCTTGCCAAATATCTACGGCGATCATCATGGCTGCCTCTCGTACTTGAGGCAAAGTCTCGTAATCAATACTGGTAGCACCGAACACGCGACCAAAAGGCGCGATAGTGTGATATTCCCTAGTAACTATTTGAGCATTAACAAATTCTAAATAGTGGTCACCATTGTTATACACCTTGGTGATGGTTTGATTGCCGTTAAAGTGAGCGCGTACATTTTCTACAGTAACGACATCTCCAGCTATAAACTGCTGTCGGTTATCTGCTATGTATATTCTGCCTGTAGTGCCCTCAGCGCTAATAGCGTAAATCGTCTGCTCATTAAACCAGAGCTTTTCTTTAATAAGATTTTCAGCGGCTTGGCATACATTTTCTACTACTGAGTCAGGATACAGGGTGCCAATACCTAAATTTGTGCGTAAACTCGCAACTGTAACGTAAGTAGCCGGCATCTCTATCCTTTCAGTTTAGGGTAATCCCGGGAGCCGAGCCTCGATCTCCCGGGATCACAGTTAAGTTATTTACGCCTTGTTATACTTGAAGCAACCAGCGGCAACCTTTGTTGCTACTGCGCCGTATCCGTAGATACCTACTTCAATTTGGCCAGTCCCGACTTTTTCTGCTCGGAGCTGTAAGCGTGGTGATTCGTACCATGTGTAAGCATCGCGGTTAACTACCATAATGGAAGTATCGCCATCGCCTGAAATGGTGTAATCAACATAAAGATCGAGGCCTAGGACATTACCTCTAAGTGAAGAAACTCCAACATTACCGCCGCTGTTTTGTGGGGCTGCTGCTGAAAAAATTGGACGCTTGTTTCCATCGTTAAGAGCGATGATATTACCCCATTGTTTAGGAGATACGATCACGCCTGTAGCGAATTTGAAGGTATTGGTGTAGATAGACTCAGCCGCACGTGAGATAAATCCTGAGAATTCATCTCCATCCCAAGGAAGGGTTACAGTTGTTGAGTCAAGTGTGCCGTCTGTTGCAAGAGCTGTTTGTACAAAAGTGTTAGTTGCTTTTGCGTATGCGTCGTTCATGAGAGCGATAAGCTCTGCGAAGAAGGCAGGGCTGGTTCGGTCAAGGACTTCAACGCTAAATAGTTGCATACCTGCAAACTTCTTAACATCTACATCGATGTATTCAATTTCAACTTGAGTATCTGAGAAAGCTACTGTTTCTGCTATCTCTGCAACCGTAGGAGCTGTCTTTACTCGAGGAATCTGGAATTTCATACCAGCATCTGGCAAAGCTCCAGCGCTGATTGCATCAATCGTTGCGCGGGTTCCTGTGGTCTTTGGGTTGATGATTTCGGTTAATTGGCGTGTTGGCACCAAGCCCGGTACGTCATTAACGGTATCTGTATCAGATGCCGCTGCGATCCATTGGCGAGCTTGATCATCTTGTAGTACAGATGCTCGGATGGTGTTTTCTAAGTATGCTTCTGGTGTTACGTTAATGCGTGGCTTTGCGTATGCCATCGCTGTAACTGTAGGACGTGAGGCCTCTACTGCAGGAGTTTCTGCCTCAGGTGCTACGACTTCTGGGGTGTTCTCCACAGGAGCCTCGCTTTCGTTTGTTGTTGGGATTTCTTCGGCTTCTGCCTCAGATGCTGCTACCTCGAATACCTCAGCCGACTTAAAAGCCGGGTTAGATACCAAGGAAACTTCTTCTAATCTAGCTGAGATAACTTCTAGCACATTACCTACTTGCTTAGAATCTAAAACTTCTACTCCTACTGAAAGTCCGGAGCGTAGATCCTCAGATGCTTCAATAAGAGCATCATTACCGCGTGAAGTAGCGGTTACTTTGAAAGTTGCATAGAGAGCGTTTTCTTCTTCCATGATGGATTGCGCCCGGCCTAGTGGCTTTTTAGCATCATGCTCAAGTAAAAATTTTACTTTCTTCACATCATCGTATTGAACTGATCCAGCTCTAAATTTTACTTTGCCTACGTTGGTATGGCCGATCTCATCGCCAAAAGGTAGGATCTTGCCAGAGATAAGCCTACGGCCTTCATCGGCTTGGATATTAGATGCTTCAAAGGTTAGTTTCATGCGGTTCCATTCGGTGATAGGTCTTCCATCTCTTGAGCTTGCTCAACTGTGATTAAGCCTAAGCCAATCATTTTTTCGATAGTCTCTAAGCGTTCTTTAGTATCAGCTCTTAGGAAAGTGTCATCT